CTAAAGGAAACTTTTACATTCGCATAGGCAAGCGAATGCGTGAGCTTGCCGCAGAGTCCAGAACCGGTATTCCACCGGTCGCAGGACGCCCCGCCTCTTCGAGAATACTCGGAGGGGTGGCACGCATGTACCCTTGGTTGAAGGTACGGCGTTTCTGCGGAGTTGACTATCAACTGATGGTCGAAGGTTGGGTGGACGCATTGTTAGATGCTTTTGCCCTTTCCTTCGGCCCTGGTTGGGAAGTCGTGGGTTGGCAGAAAGAACCAAACATGCACACTTTGCTGGCTCGCAAAGGTGTATGCTCTTTGGTTAACTGGGTACATTCTCTGAGCCTACCGGTGGTAGGCCAGGGCTCGAGGAGTCCTGAGGATGTTATCAAGTTAATCAAGGAACTTTCTGCCTGGCTTCGTCGTGTTGCGTTATCTGACCTAACCGTCGGAGAACGTCAACCCAATGATTTGCCTGCTCTACACACTGTCTTCAGGGGTTGTCTGTCTTTGAACGGATACACTGAAGATGGTAGGCGTAGGATCTTGCACCAGTTCTCCCGTTTTGGGAGAGCTGGCCCCCTCCCGACTCAAATCCAAGTCGATCGAGCAATTGCTCAGCATCGTGAGGATTTGACGACGGAGTTCACTTGCCCGAAAAGGTTAGTGAATTCGGTTAAACACTTCTCATGCGTTTGGTCACATGGGAGGATGTCCGGGGGGAAGCTGACCTTCCCGACGTCTACATCGGCTACCTTTGGTACCGGTGTTAACGAAGGTGGTTTGCTTTCTGAGATCCGTGAGGCTGTTGCCTCTTTACGTGGTAGGGAACTCACGGAGTCCCTGATCACCAAGATTCAATATGTGTGTCAGGCTTTGCCTTATGCACCTATTGGCTTTGGTCCGATCGTGGTTGGGGAGGTTGTAGGAGACCAGTTGTTTCCATTTCCTGAGTTTGACGACCTGAATACGGTAGGTCCTCAGGAGTGGGAACTTCTGCGGGAACACTTGTATGCCTATCTTGCGATGGGCTTACGGGTGGACTCGCTCTACAACCGTTCAGTGTATACTGGAGGTGATGATTTACCGTTAGTTCGGCAAGTCGTCATTCGTGAACGCGGATGCAAGACCCGTATAGTGACCCCATGTGTAGGGGCACTGTCTTACATGTCGATGTTCATGAATTCACTCCTTTTATCACTGCTTGAGACCGATCAACGGCTCAAATCTGTCCGAG